CCACCTGAACTTGTAGTAAATGATTTACCAAGAGTTTCTGGAAGATCTGTAAGAGTTGCACCTGTAAGATTTCCAGAATTTCTTTGTATATTAGACCTAATATTTCCTATTCTACTTGAATTAGGAGCAGAACTATAGTCATATGCTCTAAACATTATGTAAGAATTAGTCCTTTCAAGAGTGCTTTTAGGATATTGAAGTTGTAATGGTTGTTTCATAATCTACCAGATCTTTGAACTTTATTTGAACTTACAAAACGATTTCGACTATCGTAAAATTGCTCTAATGATAATGCAGCAAATTCAACTAATTCATCTTCTGGAACTTCAAAAAATATGTTATCTGCTCTATCGATAATATATCTATGTAGCAATTTAAACGGTATTCTTACGTTATTATTTAGAAACTTTTGAGCAAGAATCATTCTTTGCTTTTGCGTTGTATAATGAAAGTTTGCTCCTGCAAATCCATCATCATATAATGTAGTAACCAAAACTAAAGGATATTTGTCCCAACGTGCTAGTTGTATTTTAGTTTTAGGGTCATATTCAAATAAGTAAACTTTACCAACCGCCACTTTATCCTTAGCATTATCAAAAAGGTAGTTAAACGCTATTTCTCTTTGTTTTTGCTTTGTTTTAGCATCTTCTTCTTTAATTTTCTCGATAACACTCATATCTTTAACTCCTTTTCTGTTAAGATTTTAAATTGCCATCTTCTATCCTTACAATATTCGTTTGCTGCCTTCCATTTAGCATCATTGACTGCATAAGTTGTAACTTCAGTTATATACTTCTTTGTACGTCGGCGTTGTTTTTTGGGAGGTTCTGTTTGCTTAAGAGGTTTGATCTCAATAATAAATTTCTGTGTCCCCCCAGTTTTAGTTCTTGCTCTGACATAGAAATCTGGGAAATACCTATGAACCCTACTATCAAGAGGAGATATGTAAGGTATAACGATTTCTTCGCTTCCCCACTCCAAAACGTTTTCGTTATTATCACACCAGACCATGAATTTCCTTTCCCATAAAGATCTGTAAATAACATTCGTTGGATCTCCTTTGTATTTTTTTGGATAGGATGGTCGGTACTTTCCACTATATGCCATGATAACTCGCTAAATATAAATATACTCTTCCCTTTCTATTTAGATGAAGATAACCAATGTATTGTCGAACATAATTGGTCCGAGTGGACTTGCTTCGTCAAATCGCTATCAAATATCCTTTGAGTTTGGAAAGAACGCACTTCTTGCCAATACTGTTGGTGTTTCTGGTGTGCCAGAACCACGTATATATGAAGGTACATCAATAGATAGCGAGGGAGCAAAACTTAGTTACCTTGCTGATGAAGTTAATATTCCTGGATTTAGTGTTAGTACTGGAGATTTTGAAGGACATGCTCCTGGTATGAATCAAAAATACGCTCACACTAAGACATTTAGAGATTTTACCATTACTTTTTTAATGGATCAAGATCACCTTCCTTATAAGATGCTACATAAATGGGCGGAATTTATATTCCCATATCAAAAACTAGGAGAAGATGCTCGTTCAAGAGATTTTGTTCTGACAAATTATTATAATGATTATACCTGCAATATGGTTATTGACAAAACCGAACTCGTCCCTTCGGAAAGACAACGTAAAGATAAATTACCTGTAAAATCCACAATATACTTGTATAATGTGTATCCTTACTTGATAAATGATATTACCGTTTCTAACGGTCCAAATCAACCGCTTAAATTTCAAGCATCCTTTTTCTTTGAATATTCTAAACTTCTTAGAGAAGATTAATTAAACCTTGGAGATTATTTTATGTCACTACCTACCCTGACTTCGCCAACTTATGAATTGGTAATTCCTTCCTCAAAAAAGAAGGTAAAATTTAGACCATTTATGGTCAAAGAAGAAAAAGTTCTTCTTATGGCATTAGAATCTGAAGATGAAAAGCAAATTGCTAGTGCATTGGAAGATATTATTGCTGCATGTGTAACTACAAAAGGATTCAAAGTTAAGGATCTAGCAACCTTTGATATTGAATACATTTTTCTGAATATTAGAGCAAAATCTGTAGGAGAAATTGTTGAATTAATTCTTACATGTCCAGATGATGGTGAAACTGAAGTTAAAGTTCAGGTTGATATTGAAAAAGTCAAAGTTGATTTTGAAAAAGGTCATACCAATAAGATTAAATTAAATGATAATCTTTGGATTGAAATGAAATATCCTGGCATTGATAGTTTTGCAAATCCTCAACAGAACATTGATGATACATTTAAATTTGTAGCAAATTCAGTTGATAAAATATATGATGATAGTGAGGTGTGGGATTCCAACACTACAACTCAAGATGAATATGTTAGTTTTATTGAACAATTGAGTTCAAAACAATTTGCTGATGTTCAAAGGTTTTTTGATACTATGCCTGCCCTTCGTCATAAAATTAAAGCAAAGAACCCAAATACGAAAGTTGAATTTGATTATGTGATAGAAGGACTTACCAATTTTTTCGCATAACCCTCTTCCATAATTCCTTAGAAAATTACTATAGAAGTACTTTTGCACTTATGCAACATCACAACTATAGTTTAACAGAATTAGATAATTTAATTCCTTGGGAATTTGATATTTACACTACATTATTAAAGCAGTATTTGGAAGAGGAAAAGAAACGTATCGAACAGCAACGTAGAAACTAATGAATCGATTAGGTTTAACAGATTATAATAGTGCTATAAAAAGCATTTACGATTCTAATACTATCACTCCTGATGGTGAAGAAGAGAAAATTCCTAGTGGAACTAAACAATCAAAATCTGGAGAATCTACATTAGTAAAAGAATCTCTACGTCTTAGAAATACTGCTGTCCTTAATCTTAAGTTAAAACAAAAGATTTTTAAATATGAGAAGAAAAGATTAAACCAATTAAAAGTTGAAGATGTTTTAGGATCAGATAAAGTCACTACTGGTTCTGGTGGTGCAAGAGGTACTACGGGTGTTGTTCCTGGTGCTGAAGGTGAAGGTGGAGGTTTTGGATTACCTAGATTATTTTTTGGTAATAGATTAAAACGTAAAGGTAAATTTAAAGGTAAAGGAAAATTTAAAGGTAAAGGTAAAGGTAAATTTAAAGGTAAAGGTAAAGTAACTGTAGGAAAAGGTGGAGTAAAACCAAATCTATTTAAAAGGTTAAATCCATTTAAACCTAAAGTTACAAGTAAAGTTCCTGGTGGATTAAATAACCCTTTTAAAGGACTAGGTAATCCCTTTAAAAAAATACCTCAAATTACTAGAGGTAAAGGTGGTATTCCTCCAGGATTAAATAAATTATTTCCAAATTTTCGTTCTAAAGTTACTACAGGAAAAGGTAGTCAACCAGGAATTGTTAAGAATCTCAATAAATTAAATCCATTTAAAGGAAAAGGACCAACAATAACTGGAGTAAAACCAGGAGCATTAAGTGGTTTAAAGAATTTACGTAGTGTTCCTCTGCTATCTGCAGTTTTTGCAGGATTTGAATTTGCAGGAAGAAAAGGAGAGGGACAAACTAATGTACAGGCAGGATTAGGTACTGCTGGTAGTACTGCTGGTGGTCTTGCTGGTCTTAAAGGTGGTGCTGCATTAGGTGCTACTATTGGAACTGCAATTTTTCCAGGGGCAGGAACTGTTGTTGGTGGTATTCTTGGTGGATTGGTTGGTGGATTTGCTGGCAGTTCTATTGGTGGTGGTCTTACCGATATGCTTACTGGTGCTAATAAAAAGAAAAATGCAAAATCAATTAATACTTATGAAAAAGAAGAAAAACCTGATCAAAAACTTTCTGTTAAACGAGACGTAAGTGGTAGATTTGATTTAGAAACTGGAAAAGCATATATTAATGGACAAGAAGTTTCTGCTGAGGAATATACTAAATTTATAAATTTATCACCACAAGAAAAAATACAACAATATGGTCAACTTGAAGGATTAAAAGATGGAGGTGTAACTGGAAATACACCACAAGTTGTAATCGTGGGTGATGGTGGAGAAAAAGAATATATTGTTCCTGAAAGCAAGTTATCATACTTCTTAGGAACTTCACAAGCAGCGAAATATTTAAATTATGGTATTTCTCCATTAATTACTGCTGCTAAAAAATATGCTAAATCTGAAGGAATAGATACATCTTCAATTAAAGAGTTAAAAGACGTTTCAGATGTACCTAGTGAAAATGTAAAACCAATTACTGGTCTTGAAGTTAATTTAGGAAAAACATTTTTTGATAATGTAAAAAAAGGACTTATGAAACTTTTAAACCCATTTTCTTCTGCTATAACTATAATTAAAAAATTAAATCCATTTAATTGGTTTAAGAAATCTAAAAAAGATAAACCAAAATCTATGATGGGTTATGAACCAGGTCAAATAGAACCAGATCAATTTGTTACTGGATATAAGAATTTAACTATAGAAACTAGTCAAAAAATGGTAAATGGTAAATTGGTAGATTATAATGTTGATAAAAAATTTGAAAGAGGTGGTGCTGCTGTTGCAGTTGAAGATTTAATAGAACATCAAAAAGATTTTATGAGTAGGGTTAATGAAGTTCCTGGTTATGAAGATGTTAGTTTTGATGATTATATGGAACAGGGTCTTCCAAATATGCCAATTGAAGTATACACTTCTATTTTAAAAAATAGTGATGCAGGCAAAGCAACAAAAGAAAAAAGCATGGCAGCACACAAGAAATTTTTAACAGATAATAATTTAGTAAGACCTGATGGAAGTGTGAAAGGTTATAGTTATTTTAATGAAGAATATCTCAAACCCACGATAAATAAAGATAATATAGTAGAACAAGATCCAATGGAAGATATTCAAATAGATCTTCCACAAATCATTCTACCTCAACCACAAGTTGTAACTCAATACCTTCCACTCACAGTTCCAATGTATCAAAAAGGAAAAGATACAGTTTCATCTAATACTCCTGCATGGGGTAATAACTCTCTTATTGGAGGTTGATAAGTGATATCTAACGACATGGAAGATCCTAATAATCAAAAACCCGAAGGAGATGAAGAATGGGAGGGTGAGGTTCCTGAGTACATGAAGAAAAGAATTGATCAAATTGTTGAACAAATTCAAAAAGAACCTCTTCCTAAACCAGCAAAATCTAAAAGAAGAAAAACTAAAGGTAAAAAAAAGTTTGATAGAAAAGTATTGTCTTCTGATACTATGGGTCTTGGTCAACAATTAACTGAGATTAGAACAAATGTTATTGAGACCAGAGAAGCACTCCTTAACATGTATAAAATTGATAAAGAAAGATTTGAATTTAAGAAAAAGATTGATAAAAAATTAACTACTAGATTAGCAGTAAAAAGAAGAGAAGCAGAACTTGAAAAACCTGTAGAACCAGGAGAAGAAAATACATCTGATAAGAAATTTAACAAGGAAGAAGATAGTGCATTAGATGGTCTATTAGGATTTTTTCTTGGTCCTTTTAAGAAAGCAGGTATAGCAGGTCTTACTGCAACTTTAGGAGCACTTGCTTTACCTTTAGTATTAGATGGTGTCCAAGCATTTTTAACTAGAGAAAGAAAAGGTGAAAGAAATCAACCTTACGATCCTTTGGGTATTATTCCTGATCCTAAAGGTGATGAGGAAGATGATCGACTTACTAAGTTTATTAATTTTCTTATTCCTAAACCAGAAGATTCTGCAGAACCCTCTGTAAGATCAGGAGATAGGACACCTCAAACAGGGTTTAATTTTGTTCCATCTAGAGATAAAGATGGTAAAATATATGGTGAAGAACCACCAGTAATACCACCAGTTAAACGTGCCTATGATGGAGGTCAATTTACTGAGGGTATAAAGAAACCTCTTCAACCAATTACTAATGTTCCTACTGTAGATCCAGCAGTTAAAAAATTAACTGAACCTTTGTCTTCTGCTATTTTAGTTCCTCAAAAAGTAGCAACTTTAGGGGTATTGAATCTTGCAAATAACATTCTCAAACCTTTTAGTGAAGTTTTACCAAAAGACATGGGTAAAAAAGTTAAAGATGCAACTTCTTCAGATAATAATTTATCTGATACATTTAAAAATTTTGCTGGTGGTTTAGCAAATTCAATTCTTGGTATTGGTGGTGCTAACGCAAAGAATGTCATACCAGATAAATCAACACCTGATGCTACTCAAGATCAAGCATTGGTAGCAGCAATTTCTGCATTAGAAGGTGGAAATGCTCAAGCAAGAGTAGATGTTGCACAATCAATTTATAACAGAGCAAATGATCCTAAAAAACTTTACGGATCTAGTATTAGTGAAGTTATTACTAGAGATGGACAATATCAACCTGCTTTTACAGATCCAAATGCAAGTAGTGGTGAAGGTACTAAAACAGATCCTATATGGAAACGTGTTAAGGATAGGAAAACTGCTATTGATGCCATGATGTCTTACTATGAAAAAAGAGATCAACCTCGTTCTAGAGCAGATGTTGCTAAATTATTTGATCAAACCATGGCAGCACTTGCAAATAAAAAAATGCAACAGCATGCAGCAAAGCATGTTGGAGGTAGAACAGAGTTTCTTGGTGCTAATTCTAAAATTGATTATAGAGATCAAGCAGAGGTAAGATCAAGAGGCACTCAAGCAGATAATAAATTTTTTACTGCATATGGAACTGGTGGAGATATGAATGAAAGTATTCTAAGAGGTCCTGCTAAAGTTCCTGACATATTCTCAATGCCTAAGGCAGGAACAACTAAGAAACCTGATATAAAACAGAATCCAAAGAGAGAAATGAATATGTTTGAAAAGTTTATGAATTACTTAGGTGGAACTCCTACACAACAACCTACTGTACCTAAGGTAAATCCTCCAAAGATTACTCAACCAGTAGGTAGTGATCCTATGTTACAACCAGGAGGTTATTAATAATGACAGCATCACCACTTACTCGTAATAATTTTAAAGTAGTATCAGTATTAATTAAATTTTCTGATCCAGAAAATCCAAATAATAAAATTTCAACACTAATTGATAAATCATCAGTGTTACAATTTGAGTATAGAGAAGGATTATTGAATCAATTTATTTCTGTTACTTTACAAATTGTAGATACTACAAGTCAATTAACTGATGTTCTTGTTGGTATGGAAGAGATTGAACTTGTTGTTGAAGATGAAACCACTAATGTAAAATATGAATTTACTAGTGGATCTTCAAATGGACCTTTATATGTTTATCAAATTCATGATAAGCAAGTAATTGACACTGGAAAGATTTTAGTTCTTGAGTTATGTAGAAAAGATGCATTAGAATCAGCACAACAAAGAGTGTGCAAGAAATATAATTCAATTCCTGCAGCAGATTTAGTTCAAGATATTCTTGGAGACACATTAAAGACAACAAAACAGTATGTAGGTAATGTTTCTTCTAGTTTGAATAAACTGTCGTTTGTACCTCCAATGTCCAGACCTTATGATGTTTTAGTATGGTCTAGAAACAAATATGTTGCTAAAGATCAAAAAACTACAGCATCAGGTGGATCCTATGCAAGTGCTGGATATTTATTTTGGGAAACTTATAAAGGATATTATTTTAAATCAATTGATTCTATTGCAGGTCAAGAACCAACAGAGTTTACTTATACTACAGGATCAGGGTTAGGAGGAAGTGATGAGATTTATAGATTAAACTCTCCACAGTTTCCAAAAGCAGTCAATATGATGGCAGATTTTGACAGAGGATTCTTTTCAGGAACTATAGATTTCTTTGATACTGTTAATTGTGAAGTTCTCAGTGAATCATATACACTAAAAGAAAACTTCTCTAAATGGACTAAGGTTGGTGAAAACAATACCTTACCTCAACTATATAGTGAGGTACTGGATGATCGTCCAACCCGTACAATGGCAGTTTCTTATAATGATGATTTGTTCTTAGAACCTGGTTCTGAGAAAAATACTGAAAGTAAAATGTTATTTAAAGAAACTATCTCTCAATCTATTCAAAGAATGGGGGTCTTTTCAAATACCATTTTAAATGCTAATATATATGGTAACATGGCAATTAATGCTGGTGATATTATCAACATTGAGTTTTCAGGTGCTGACGGAAAGGTTGACAAAACCTACAGTGGACGCTATGTTATTTTTGACTTGACTCATTTATTTTCAAAAGGAGATGACAAGTTAACTACACGTCTTACATTAGTAAGAGATTCATTCGGAGTTTAAACTTATGAAAAGTATAGAAGATCACATCCAAAAGGATAAAGACATTATTGAAAATCCTATGGCAAATCCTGCTGCTCGTAGACATGCCAAAGAAGAGTTACACGATTTAGAAGAATACGCTGAACATCATAAAGAAGAGATCGAAGCAGGCGATCATCATGATCCTAATGCACTCGAATTATTCTGTGACCAGCACCCAGATGAACCTGAGTGTTTAATATATGACGATTAACATATGTTAGGAGCGTCACCTACATTAGAATCCAACTATTGGTTTGGAGCACAAGGAAACCGACTCTGGGTAGGTCAGGTTGAGGGTGATGGTGCAAAAACTATCACTGGTGATGAATGTGTAGATTATCAAGAATCTAACCGTGTTAAGGTTAGAATTATGGGATATCACACTAGAAGTAGATCACAACTCAAACCTTTGGACTTACCTTGGGCATCGGTTTTAATGCCAACTACTGAGACCATTACCAGACATTCTGCTGGTACAGTTCATGGTCTTGAGAATGGCATGTGGGTGCTTGGAACTTTTATGGATGGTGAAAGTGCTCAACAACCTTTGGTTATGGGTTCTATTGGAATTGTAGATAAGAGGCAACAAACATATACTGACAGATATAATGATCTTGGTCTTTCTAATGACTATGAACCAAGAAGACCTGAACTTGTCAAAAACATGACAGAAAGTTCTGGTGGTCATGGTCAATCAAACAGAGGATCAAATACAGGTACAATTAGTGCTAATGACCTACAACAAGAAAAGAACGAAAGACAAACTTTTACAATTTCAAACGGTAAATGTGGTCCTAGACCAGAAGGTGAATTTACTAAAATTTTAAATGATCTTTTTCAATTTACTGGAGAAAATGAAAAAGTAGGTAGTGTATTTGTAAACAAACTAACTGGTAATATTACTGATACTGGTGAACTTATCCAAAACTATACCAGTAGATTAGGTGCTGCTAGTTCTGGTATTCTTGGTGATGTTAAACAATTAATTCTTAATGAATTTAAAAAATATTTTCAAGAATTTATTATTACACCAATTACAACTGCACTAGAACTTAAACCTGACAAAGATTCTTCAATTATTTTTGTTGCTAATGAATTAGGTGATGCACTTATTGAAATCTTTAAATGTATATTTGGTACTATTCTAGAAGAGTTACTTAATCTTATTCTAGACATTGTTACTGGAATTATTGATGATGTTACAAACACTGCATTTTGTATGGTTCAAGATATTATTTCTGGAATCACATCAAAAATTAGTGATTTAGTAGGTCAAGGTCTTGGTTCTTTAAGTAGTGTAACCTCTCTTATCTCTGAATATGGAGA